ATGTCAAAAGGGCAAAAGGCGAGTGCTGTCAAACGAAAACGAGCAGCAGGTAATCCTGGCGGTAAACCAACTAACGTAAAAACATTTGCATAATGAACTTAGAAAAAGATTTACAAAAATTAAGAAAAGAAAAAGCATTAAAAGAATCTGCTATTGCTCAACTTAGAAAAAGAAGTAAAGACTCTATTGCAAGACCAAGAGCAGAAAAAAATATTTTAACAGATAATCCAGAGATGCAAAAAATATAATGGCTATTAGAAAAACAACTAAAGGACCAGGAGCTAATTACAGACCTACAAAATCAGGGGCTGGAATGACTACTAAAGGTGTTAAAGCTTATAGAGCAGCAAATCCTGGATCAAAATTAAAAACTGCAGTGACAGGGAAAGTTAAAAAAGGTTCAGCGGCAGCTAAACGTAGAAAGTCATATTGTGCAAGGTCACTTGGACAACTTAAAAGATCTTCTGCTAAAACTCAAAATGATCCTAATTCTAGAATTAGGCAAGCTAGAAGAAGATGGAAATGTTAGACATATTAGTATATAGATTTTTTGGTTTTTTAGATAACGCTATTGCATTTGTTGAGACCTATGTTATTAAAATGACTGAATGGTGTTGGCATTCAAGAGTCAATTTATTAAATAAAAGGAGAAAGAAATATGCAAAACGAAGAACTAGTAATATTAAATAAGATACAAAAATTCTTAAAAGAGTCTTACATAAGTATTGGTGATAACATGATTGGTGGTGGTATTGACAATATGGAAAAATACAAGTATATGATGGGACAGGCACATGCCTATTTAAGAATATCACAGGAGATATCATCCCTGCTAAACCCGAATAAGGAGAAAAAAAATGATACTGAAAGACCAGAAAACGTCGTCGACTTCGGAAGCCCCAAAAGTTAAATCTGCATTGTTAGATAAATACGAAGAAGATCATAAAAAAGAAGTAGATGGTTATGAACGTCTAAAGAAAAAAGAATCAAGTAAATTACCTGCACCTACTGGATGGAGACTTTTAGTTTTACCATTTAAAATGCCAGAAAAAACTAAAGGTGGATTATATTTAGGACAAGATACTTTAGAAAGACAACAAGTAGGTTCTACTTGTGGTTTGGTTTTAGCAATGGGACCACATTGTTATGACAAAGAAAAATTTCCTGAAGGAGCCTGGTGTAAAAAAGGTGATTGGATAATTTTTGCGAGATACGCTGGATCAAGAATACAGATAGATGGTGGGGAAGTAAGATTGCTAAATGACGATGAAGTTTTAGCAACCATCGATAAACCCGAAGATATACTTCATCAATATTAATCATAGTAACACTAGGAGAAAACTATGCCTGACTTAGAAAATAATAAAGTCGATATCGATACATCAGGGCCAGCAATGGACGTTGATATAGCTGAAGAAAAAGATTCAGCTGAAATTCAACAACCTGAAATAAAAGAAGAACCAACAGTAAGACCTGTTGTAGATGAAACAGTACCTGAAGATAAAACTCATGAAAACGAACGTGAGATTAAATTAGAAGAAAATGTTTCTGAAGAAAAAACAGAAGAATCAAAAAAAGATGAACTTCAAGATTATTCAGATAGCGTTCAAAAAAGAATAGCTAAACTGACTAAAAAATGGAGAGAAGCAGAACGTCAGAAAGATGAAGCTTTAACTTATGCTAAATCAGTTTTAACTGAAAAAGAAAAAGCAGAGCATAAACTTTCTAAGATGGAACCAAGTTTATTAAAAACTACAGAAGATAGTATTAAATCTGGTTTAGAATCTGCAAAAGCAAAATTAGCTGCAGCAAGAGAAGCTGGAGATATTAATGCTGAAGTAGAAGCTCAATCTTTAATTTCTGAATACGCATATAAACAAGCAAGATTTGTTGAAGCAAAGGCTGAACAAGAATTATATGCTAAGAAAAAAGAAACAGAAGTTCAACAACCTCAAGTTAATTTACAACAAAGACAACAAACAGCGCAAGGTTCACCTGATCCAAAAGCCGAAGCATGGGCCCAAAAAAACTCATGGTTTGGTCAAGATTCAGCTATGACTTACACTGCTTTTGATCTTCATAAGAAATTAACTGAACAAGAAGGTTTTGATCCAAGTAGCGAAGAGTATTATTCTGAAATAGATAGAAGAATAAGACTTGAATTTCCGCAGAAATTCGCTAAAATAGAACCTACGGAAACGGCTAAGCCGGTACAGACAGTTGCATCTGCAAAAAGAAGTACTAAATCTGGTCGCAAAACTGTGAGACTCACGCCATCACAAGTAGCAATTGCTAAAAAATTAGGTGTGCCGCTAGAAGAGTATGCGAAACAATTAAATATCACGAAGGAGGTATAAGCATATGGAAAATAATAACGATAAAAGAACCTCGCGTGCGAGTCAAACTAGAGAAAAAGAAGCTAAGAAAAAAGTTTGGACTCCACCATCAAGTTTAGATGCACCCCCTGCGCCAACAGGATTTATACACAGATGGATAAGAGTTGAATCTATGGGATTCCAAGACACTAAGAATGTTTCTGGAAGAATTAGATCAGGATATGAGCTCGTAAGAGCAGATGAATATCCAGACTCAGATTATCCTCATGTAGATGATGGCAAATATAAGGGAGTGATCGGAGTTGGTGGCCTTGTGCTAGCAAGGGTACCGGAAGAGATTGCGCAACAACGTGCTGAGTATTATAGAAAACAAGCTCAAGACAACGTTGAAGCAGTGGATAACGATCTTATGAAGGAACAGCACCCAAGTATGCCTATCAATATTGATAGACAGACACGTGTAACTTTCGGTGGCTCGAAGAAGAGTTAATTTTTTAACAATTCCTAACCGCCGGATAAACTAATAAAATGTCTATAAGGAGGACACAACTATGGCTAATCAAAATAGCGCATTCGGTCTAAGACCGAGTGGAAAAGTTGGTCAGAATAGAGACAACCAAGGTTTATCTGAATACGCAATAGCTGCAAGCGCAACTGCGATCTATTTTAATGATCCAGTTGAGATGGCCAACACAGGTACAATTACTGTGGCCGCTGCAACTGATGTGTTACTAGGATCACTTACTGGTGTTTTCTTTACTGATGCAACAACAAGCAAACCTACTTATGCGAATCATTTAAACGCATCCAACACTGCAACTGATATTGTTGGATTCGTATCTGATGATCCGTATCAAAGGTTTGAAATACAAAGTGCTGGTACACCTGCGCAAACCAATATTGGTAATTGTGCAGATATCGTGTATACAGCCGGTACCTCTCCAAACTTTGTTTCAGGTGTAGAAATTTCTGGAACAATGGCTGCGGGAGCTGCTCAACTAAAAATAATCGGTGCGTCAAAAGAAATCGATAATAATGAATTAGGTTCAGCTAATACGAACTTAATTGTTACTATTAACGAACACTTCTTAAAACAAACCGCAGGTATCTAATAAAGGAGAATAACTATGGCGATATCACGAGGACAACTAGTTAAAGAACTAGAGCCAGGTTTGAATGCTTTATTCGGCCTGGAATACAAACGTTATGAGAATCAGCATGCTGAAATCTATACGACGGAATCTTCAGACAGAGCGTTTGAAGAAGAAGTTATGTTATCAGGTTTTGCAAATGCTTCAGTTAAAGCTGAGGGTTCTGGCGTAAGTTTCGACAATGCACAAGAAACTTTCACAGCTAGATACACTCACGAGACTGTTGCATTAGCGTTCGCAATCACTGAAGAAGCGATTGAGGATAACCTATATGACAGACTTGCGTCTAGATATACTAAAGCACTTGCTAGATCTATGGCGAACACTAAACAAGTTAAGTCAGTGGTACCTTTAATTCAAGGTTTACCAACTAACAATAACTTCAATTCAGGTGACGGTGTTAGTTTATTTAACACAGCTCACCCTACAATTGCAGGGACTGTTGCTAATACTTTAGCAGTACAAGCTGACTTAAACGAAACATCACTAGAGCAATCTTTAATCGACATTGCTGGAATGACAGACGAAAGAGGTCTGAAAA